AAATCTTGCGGGCTGTGCGGGCCGGGTAGTGATAGCTTATACTCGTTGCTCCCGTTCCGGTTGTCCGGCTGTCACCCTCAAATACCAACATGCGCCGTTGTAATCCGCCATATAACGCGGCAACCTCGGACGCGGTTACCTCATGCCCACCAACAACAACATGACCTATATGGCCGATCCACGGTTCAACCGGAGTTTGAGCGGCTACGCCAATATTCATCAGAGTGGAACTAAAAGCCCCGGCCCATACTCCGAGGGTTGTTGACTCTGTTCCACCAGATTCGCCATTGATATAAGCCCTAACTCGTTCGTTGGATTTGCTCCAACTAATAATTAGGTTTAGCCACCCGGCCCAGGCATTCGACAATCGCGTAAGTTGGATTTCTTCAGCCGTTCCACCCGCCCGATATAACCAGGAAACCGTATCTGTGTTTAAACCTGTTTTCTCGATGTTGATCCGGTTATTTGTATCCGCCTGAAATCTAAATACTTTACGATACGTTGTATCCAAGAACTGCGCCTCGGGTATCTTGCACCATGCAGAAACATATCCCTCCGCAGTACTGATTGCCCCGGCAAGCCCGGCACTATACACGTTTACAAAATCCGTACCATCGAAATAGGGCGCGCTGCCGCCATGCGGAAATGCGGCATTAGCCAGATCGACGCCGCTATACGTACCATTCCTCCCCGATACCAGCTCCACCGCAACCGTGCCGCTCAGGTCGTTGAGCGGCCAGTAGGCCAGCGGGGAGAGCGAGAGCACCCGCTGCTTGTAACCGCCGCCTCCAAATAACACCACTCGATTAGGCATGGCGTCACCCGATGAAGACGTACACTAGCCCGCCCTTGTTCTCACCAGCCGCGGCAACGGTCAGGGTCAGCGCCCCGCCATCTACCGCGCCCAGGCCGGAACCATAGTTCAGGTATTCGGTCGCCGTGGCGCTCCGGTTGGCTCCCTGGCCGCCCAGGATGTCAATCCCGTCCGTGTTGTTCAGGGCAACGTCGTATAGCGCCGTAGGAGCCGTGCCGCCGCCGTCAGGGACAGTGACAACAAACAGCACCGCGCCGTTATAGGTGTACGTGGTCGCCTGTGACACCGTTTGGGTCGTGTCCGAGGCCCAATCAAACTTGATCTTCTTCACCGTGCCGTGCTCGCGGCTGTTGTATGCGTTCGTTTCCGTGACTGTCGCTGTACCTGCCATTGCTTAGCCCTCCGTTATCATTTCTGCGGCGCGCTGGCCGCCAGCCGCCCGGATGCGCGCATCCAACCGGCTGATAAATTTTTCGTTCTCGTCGTAAATCCCAGCCGCCCGCCCCACGCCATAGGCGGAGCGGAGCATCTGCTCGGAGAAGTTTCTTACCTGTTCCAACGCCGCTGGGTTATGCCCGTTTATCCAGGCTTGCATGACGTAATTGATCGCGCCGCGCATTTCCAGCATGGCTGCGTAGCTCTTCGCTTTCATCGGCACATTGAGTGCCGCTTGCGCTTCAAACTCGGTGCGGTCGATAAATGGAGGCGCGCCCTCGGCTATCATGCCAGTCACTTTGTACGCGTACCGGTCGCACTCGTGGAGCGCACCCTCCGCCGCGCCTAGCTCTATGGTGGCGTCTGTCAGTTTCTTCAGCAGCTCGCCCAGGTTGCCGTTGGCAACCCCGGCGCGCATCTCTTTCTCAAGCGCGGCTTTTTTGTCCATGCACTCCGCCACGGTTGCCCGCAATTCCGTTGCCCGGACGGTGAACTCTTCCGGGTCCATCGTGACAACGCCGTCATAGCCATACAGCGGCGCGTCAAAGATTTCATCACCACTGAAAAAGTCCACCGCTATTCCACTGCCCAATGCCACACCAACCCAAAATAACACACATGGCCTCTGGTAGGTGTACTCGGTGTCGGATAGCATCTCGATCCCGTAAAGCATGATCCTCTCGTAACCCTGGAAGATTGCCAGCGCCAGGGCGTAGGCCACGGTCGAGGTGAAATATCGCCGCTGGACTAGCTCTACGCCCTGGCGGAAACCAGGCAGCAACGCGCCCGCCACTTCGTCAAGTGGGTATCGGTAGGAGTTTGGCACTTCGGCGTCGTGATCCTGCATATAGACCGCAAGCGGGCCGTGATCTTTTTTCAGCCAGCTCCAATGGTCGGGATCGGCGCGGTTATGTGCGCTGCGGTAAATTTCGGGCGTGTGCATCTGGAATACAGCATCCGCGCGCTTGCACCACGGGCTAGAAGCGGCCTCGTTGAATACCCAGATGTCGGTATCCAGGTCATCCCACGGCGCAAGCCCGCGCGTCTTTAGTTGGCTGCCAACGATGGCAACGGTTTTCATGCTTTGCCTTTCTGGAGCACGATTTTGGTGGGTCCGCTCCGCACCCAGGCGCCACTGAAGTACTCGACCATCCCGGCGCGCTCAACAAAACCGTAGCCGCGAAAAAAACCAGTCCACCAGCCGGCCGTTTTGATGGTGTGATGATAGACAATCTTGGTACTCAAATCAGGATTGAACCGCACCTGTTGATTGGCAATCGTTCCAATCAGCCAGCCGCCCGGCGCGAGATGCCGACAGATGTTATCCATCACCCCGGGCAAATCCTGTTCCTTGATATGCTCAAAAAACTCCCATGCAGTGATGGCGTGGAATTGGACCGGCTGCCCGTCGCCCATGTGTACCGTAAACGGCTTTGTGGCGTCGGCAGTGAACAGGTTGCCAGGTATAGACGCCCAGGCGGCGCGCCTGGCTTTCAGGCTGTAGTCGCTGCCCTCAATCCCTACCGCGATATTGCCACCATCCACAAAACTCTTGACCATCGCACCCCCGGCGCAGCCTAAATCCATCAACCAAAGCGGCTTATTCGGGATAAGCTCGGTCAACTTCAGGTTGAACTTTGGGTTAGCGTGGTTGTCCGTCCTCGTGCCGCGCGGGTATAGGTGATCGTTGCTGTCCACTGCTACGGGATGCCGGGTCTCGATGTGGAAGATCATTGCTGCCTGCCCAGGGCGCGCTTACCGCCCGCTGCCTGCAACCTGGCGTCGTATTCGGTCATGTAGTTCAGGTTTTCCCGATAGACACCGTAAAGCTTGCCCATCTCATAGGCCAGGTCAATCTGCTTTTTGAGAAACACGCGGAGTTGGTTTCGCGCCTCCAGCCTCCCGGTGAGTTTCCATGCGTTCCACACGTATTCAGCCGTTCCCGCTGCCCTATCCTTTTCCGTGCGCTTTTTGTCGCCGTCTTGCTGGGCCTGCGCCATGCGCCGCTCGAACTCCTGGCGGCTAATCATGTTGTCGCGCTCCAGGTAATAGCGGGCTTCTGTTAGACAGGCTTCAGCCTCCCCCGCTTTGGCGGCGATAGCTTCCAGGTCAACCGAGATTTCGCCAACTTTGTCGAACTCGTTGCAGATGAGCGCGTCCTCGATCTTGCGCTGGGTCTTCTCATAGGCGGCGCTATTCGTGGCGCTCACGCTTTCGTGTTCCGCGGCGCGCTCCACGAAGTACTCATGCCCCAACTGCAACTCCCCGTCATAGCCGTAGATTTCCTGGTGGAACTCCGCCAGCCAGCAGCGCAATTGCACGTCAATCCCGCGCCCATGCGCAAGTCCAATCCAGAAGGCGTAATTGGTGGCCTGATATGCGTACTCGGTGTTGCTGGTCAACTCGGAGCCGTAAAGCTGGATTTGCTCATAGCCCAGGTAGATGCCCAGAGCGAGCGCCATCGCGGGCGATGACCTGAGATAACGATATGGCGCCAGGGCCAGGATGCCCTCAATCGGATACCTAACGCTGTCGGGTACTCTCGGGTCAACCTCCTGCATCCAAATCGGCTTGCCGTGCCGCTGCTGGAGCCAGGGCCAGTAGTCCGGGTTAACCCAATTGTTATCGCGGGCGTACACGTCCGGGCCGTGAATTTGCAGACAGGCATCCCAGCGCGGGTATTTTTCCGGCTTCATCGGCGCTTCGTTGAATAGCATGATTTCAACAGTCGGATCATCCCAGGGCACTAAGTTCAGCCCCCAGGGATGCGAACCAACGATTGCCAGGGTTTTGAGCGGCTTTTCAACCGCCGCAATCCTGGCAATCGTCATGGTCTTGGCATGGTCGAATAGCGTCTCAGCCATGCTCCTCAAATCTAGGCGGACGCCGAAGCGGTCGCGCTGATATAGGTAGTCATGCGATAGCGCGGGTTGATGACCCCGACCACGGACGGCAAGCACGCCGTCAGGTCGGTCGGGACCATGCGGAGCCGCACATACTTGTAGTCGCTGGCGGCCAGCACGTCAGGATCGACTTCAATCCACAGCGCCACGCCATCGTCAAGCGATGCAGCCAGCGTGACCACGGAAGCGGAGGCAATCGCGGCCCAGGTGTTCGCCCCGGCTGCGGCTGCTTTGCGGTAGTAAAAATCAACCTGCGCCTCGGTCCCGCTTTCCAGGGTCGCAGCTTCCACGGTGATGACCAGGGTATCGGCCGCGGTCGCGGAGGTCAGCAAGCCAAAGTAGGCGAAGAAGGCGAAGTTGTGCGCGCCCTTCAGGTTCACATAACCCGTCACGGTCTCGGTATCGGCAATGTCAACCGGAGCCAGCAGCGGGATAATGTTGTTGTAACCAACAAACTGGTTAAAGTTACTCACGTCGCACCTCCTAAGTGCTAGCCGAAACCAGGCAAACAAACGGGCTAACGGTGTTGCTACCGTGCGCCGGGGTCAAAGCGGACTGCCACAGGGGGCTGCCGTCAATGCGGAAGGTAAAGCGGAAGGCAACTTCCCCGGTTGTATAGGCAACATGGATGCTTTTTGACGCCTGAACCCCACCCTTGACGATGGTCTGATATTGTGACAGTGACGCCAGGATGATATCGCCGGTGGTGTTCAGCGCCTGGCAGTGCTCGGTCTCAATGACCGGGCGTCCATAGAGCGTGCCAAACGGGGAGCCTGCCACGTTGCCGGCGGGCATGTAGATTGGAGCGGTTGCCGCGGTCATGGTGTGCAACTCGGAGCTTGCCCCGCCTTCGATCAGCCAAACATAGTCATTCACGCCGCGCCAGCGCCGTTTCCACATGTTCGCAACGTCCGCCAGGTAGATGTGCGAGGCGGTGTCACGGTTGGACGTGACAAGACACGGGCTGTTCATGATGCCCAGGGGCTTACCCACGCCGTCGCCGTTGATGATGGCCTCTTCCACGTACCAGCGGAGCACGTTCGGGACGGTGCGCATCAGCCAGCTATCCAGGAAAGCGGTATCCTCAAGCTGCTCTTCAGTGGCGTAAGCCAGCGCCGCGATTTTCTTGAGTTTCAACTCAACCTGGTAGAAAACGGGCTTGGTTGCGGTGATGCTCGCGGCTTCGCCCATCCAGTAACCGACCAGGCCACCGTACAGGCTGGAGGCGTGCGAGGTTTCGTCAACGCCGTTGTAGAGCATGGAGTTGCCGGTAACAGCATCCTGTGCACACATGCTCAGGATGCTGTTTACATCATACATGCGCTCCAACACGCCGGCTTGCATCTGCGGGTTAAGCAGATAGCCGCCGTCAGCAGGGACGCCCTCGCTTAGGCCGGTCGCTTTCAGCGGGCGCAGGCGGGGGTCTTCGTCTCGCGGGTAGTAGGCGGCAGTCTTGACCGCCTTGAAAAATTCTCCAGGGCTGGAGAACGGCTGGTCGCCTTCGTCACGGGTGACGGAGATACCAGCTTTGACCGGCTCGGCGGGCAGTGCTTTGATTGCCTCTTCGGCTCCCTGTTTCACTGCCGCCTGGACGATCTCTTGCAGTTTTTCCTCAGTGATGTCCATCGTGAATACCTCCAAATTGGACTTTACGGATAATTGGCCGCCCTCGCCTTGCTCTTCCGTGGCGCGCTCTGCGTCCGCCTCGGGTTCAGGCTCGGACGGGAGGGGCGGCAGTAGGCTTGTGTTATCGCTCAAGCTCTTGAGCGGAATAACCTGTGTTCGTGGCTCCGCAGGGGTCGGGGTAATGCTGGCATCCAACCCCAGCGGCCAGCAGGCGACATGATTGGCGCCCTTGACCGGCTTGCGCTCTACCAGGTGGGCAGCGGTCCCAGAGGACCAGCCCATCGCGGCGAGCGCCGCCTCGTATCGTTTCCGGTTGTAAAGCACGGCCTCAACAAAGACGCCATCATCCAAGATTTCTAGCTCGCCCTCCCCGATCTGCTCCTTGATGGCGATTTCCGCGCCGTTGGCTGCCTTGATCGGGATGCGGTGATTGAACCAAATCGGGGTGGTTTTGCGCGTGCCGCGTTTGAAGCCAAAGTCGGTCTTGGCGTCAAAGTAATCGCGCTGCGGGCTGGCGTCCGGGTCGTCGGCGGTGGAGAACTTGACCAGATAGCCGCCGATCTTGCCATCTGGGAGGGCCTTGATTTCATCGCCATAAGTGACCAGCGTTTCTTCATCCAGGCTCAGCATGACCACCTCGGGGGCGGGCTTGCACTGTGCGCCGTTCTCCACCGCAAAGTCGTGAATTTGCTGTAACCGTTCGGCGTCTCTGGCGCTGTTGCGTGCGCCGATCTTCAGACTGTCGTCGGGATCGGCAAACTCGGGCGCGGGGGTAACGTCAACTGACTTGCGCGCCCACATGCTCATGCAGGCGGCGACGGCCTGATCCTGCTCCTTGCCCTCCTCGATCATGGCCGGGACGCAAGCTGACATCCAGTCTTTTTCGGTCTCATACTCGTTTACGTCAGGCATACCAACCTCCAAACAATAAAAAGCGCGTTGCGAACCCTTATGGGTTTACAACGCGCCTAGCGTCCGTTGCTTCTATGCGCCCGTGCAAAGCACCCGGCGCAATATTCAGTTATTGAATTTTAGCACGAGAATTGACGGTTGTCAATTACTCAATCGAGCTTTATATAATGCTCAAAAACATCATTAAGATGACGATAATCACTAGGCTCTGGCGGTGCTCCACAATGCTCGCATTCCATTATTCCAACGGGCGTCTTTTCGTCGCAATAATCGCAATATCTGACAGGAATACGATATTTGACGGTTGCCGTAGCCATCGGATTATCATGCGTTGGGACGGGTATAATCTCAATCTTTGTGCAAAATAGGATCATTCAATCCGCACTTTCTTCAATGCCTCCCGAATTCCCCGATTGGCGGCGTCCCTGAACTTGCTATTGCGAAACGTCAGGTAGGATTGTATCACCTGGTTTATGTTCTTCCACCCGACAAGCGCCTCATGCCTGGACTGGAACGCGAACCCTTGCACGTAGGGCGCATAGGGCACGTCGTTCACCAGGGTATAGTTATCCCCTGCCTTCTCCAACTTCCAGCCCGCCGCAAGCGTTCCTGTGCGGTTGTAGGGCGTCACTAGCTCCCCGCTTGCCAGGGCGGCGAAGAACCAGCGCCTTTGCCTGTCGCTAAACCAGCCCGGCCCCGCGGGTGCATCCGGGTACGCATCGGCGCGGCTTACGTGCTTCTGTGCGGGCTGCTCCTCGCGGATGACCTCAAGCGAGTACTCCCCAACCGAGGTCATAACCTGCTCGATCAACTCAGGCGGTAGGCTCTTGATCTTGGGAAGGAGCTGGTCGAGGCCGCGAATCTGGGTGGTTATCATAAAGATATCCGCTGACATAGAAATCATGGATAGGTTTATCGAAAATACCAATATCCGAATTATCTATACTATTAATCTCTAGATTCATCGGTCGATCAAATTGCATAATCTTTTCGTCTCCATTGGGATATGAAATGATTACTTTTACCCGCGTGAAATCAGAGGCCTTTATTTCCATTCTCGGTTTCCTTTCCGCATTGGCAATATACCAATGGCATTTCACACGCCATGCAATTTCGCCAAAGTCTTTTTGTGCGCAATGATTTAATTGTTAATTTCTTGACCGTTGTTACAATTGCGCCACCTCCAGCTCTATCCGTGGTAATTATAACACTTGTTGATTCTGGAACGCCCGCCGCCGCTAGTCTATCTAAAGATTTATATATATTGTCAAGTCCCTTTTCTGGGTCTTCGGACGCCGCGTAATATTTATCAACCGTAAGTGTTAAATCAGACCTTCCCCAGGCATAACGGACATAATTATCAATAGTATCATTGGAATCAAATGTATCAACTATCTCGCTATGTGCCTGCGCACCAGGGCTATATAGAATAGAACCGCGATTTTGTCCGCGTAAAGAAACGGCTATAATACCGCTTCTGGTTTTGTGAAAATCTTCAAATTTATTAACCTCATAAATTGGCGCGCCGCCCTTTGTATTTCCAATTGTCCGCCCCAATATTGACCCTCCGCCAGCAAGAGAAATAGAAGTTTCCTCGCCACCCCCTTCTCCCGTCCACTGATTACCGTAAAACTCGTGACCTTCTGGCGCGCCCTTCAGCGACTTCGCCGCCTGCACGTCTGATGGTTGCTTTTCGGTCGGCTTCTCTTTGGTCGGCTCCAAACTGCAATCGCATCGCCACCCCTGGCAAGCCAGCGCATCATTCGGCGCGCCTTGCGGGTGGAAGCCGCTCTCCTCCCAGGCTTCAGCCGTTGCCACGATCCCGTCAAGCGCGGCGCAGGTCTCGCAATGCTCCTCCGTTGCGCCCAACTCCCACTTCAGGTATTCGCGCTCCGCGCCAAAGTGCATCCGCGCCGCGTTGACCATCTCGTTATACCTGTTGGCCCAAAGCGAGACCCGCGCTTGCAATGGCCCTACCGGGTCGCCTGCTATGCGCGCCGCTTCGATGGCCTCCGCGTAGTCCAGGATAAAATCGGTCTCTTTGTCAATGTGTTCCTGTAAAACCGCGTCATCTTCCGGGGTATGGTCATTCGGATCAACCCCGACATCCCGACTGCCCTCGTTCCAGGCCCGCTCAAACTGGCCTTCAATCAGCCGGATCATCTCATCGATGAATTCGCCCGCGTCGCTGTCGCCCCGGTAGAACTCCAATACGGCGCGGTTTAGTGCCTGGTTGTAGTAGGCCTCAGTCTTCAGCGCCTCGCGTAGGTCGTGCCCACTCAGGCCAGATACCCGCGCCTTGATTGCGGCGACCTGCCCGCGCTTGAGCGTTTCCTCTCGCAGGCGGGCGATGATGCGCTCGACGGTGGCGCGGGGGTCAGTCGGTGTATTCATACGCCTCTTCCCGTTCCTGCTGGTCTTCCAGCCACTCATCACGCGCTTTTTTTGCGTCTAACTTGTCATTATACGGCCCGTGAAACTTCGCCGGGATTTTGTCAACGTCCGGGTCAAACGTGGCGAAATAGACAACCGTGTTGGTCGGGTCAGCGAAGAAGTACCAGCGTTTGCCGCGGTCAGTCGGTTGGCGGGTCACTTCGTCACCGCCTCCAGCAAATCGTTAGCCCGCTTCAACTCTGCCAACAGGTCAGGCGATACCGGCCAATCATCCGGCAGCGGGATTGCCGCGGGCTGGTCAAACGCCCGCTTGATCCCCTCCCCGTCCGTGGCAGTCTTCAGCGCCTCCGCAATCCGCGCCGCGGTCGCCGCCGGGATTTCGTCGCAGATGAAGTCAAGCGGTAACGGCTTCCCGGCGCGCATGGCGTTGTAGCATAGGCGTTTCCAGTGCTTTGCCTCCGCCTCCGCTTCGGGGGTCATCTCGGCTGGCTCTTCCTGTTCTGGTTCTGGCCTTTGGAGTGGCGCGCCACATTGCGAACACGTCGCGGCATTGATTGGATTTTGAGAGCCGCAATTCGGACAATTCATTGTCGGCCTTTCTGCCTCAGCCCGTTCCTCTGCCGCTTCTTCTTCCGCCTCCAACTCCGCCCGCTGCTCCGGCGTCAGGTCATAACCTAGCAGGTCCATAGCCATCAGCAACGGGACGCCCGCGCCCGTAAGTTGCCCCAGCGCCGCGCTCCGCTGGTTCTCGTCCTCCCGGTAGATGTCCAGGCCTTCAGGCTCAAAGCGCAGCTCCAACCCCTCGGCCTTGAATAGCTGGTCGTTGATCGTTTCCGCGATAAACTCACAGCGGGGGATGATACAGGTCTCATGGAAGTTCAACCAATCGCTCTGTGACGTGGCGTAGTTTGCACTGTTGGCGAAAAGAATCGTCTGTGGGATGCCCAACGCCAATGCCACATCCTTGCGCTGGTCATCGGTCAATTCCTGGTTTTGCAACTGGTCAAGCCCGTCACCAATCGTCTTTGGTTCCAGGCTATCGGCGCTAAACACCTTCGCCCGGCGCGCGTTCTTCAGTCCGGCCATCATACTGGCAAACCAACCCTCGATGCGCTCTTTTTCGTCGGGCGGTGGGAAGCCCTTCGCCATGAGCATCACGGGCCGTATCGCGCCCGATTTGAAATAGGCGTTGATGAACTCATCCAGGTTATGCAGCACACCCGCGGATTGCAGCGCCGCCTTGCACGGGTAGGACACGGGCGGGCCGATCTCGACGTCGGCATCGTCAAGCCAAAAGTACAGGATGTCCTCGGGTGCATACGTGATCTTGACGCCCTTTGGCCCGGCGCGCTCGAACGATTCTAGCTCCCCGGTGGTTTCGTTGAATTTTGGCGTGATAGATTGCGGCTCGAACCACTTCAAACCCTTGACGATCTTGCCGCGGTTGCGGAGCTTCAGCCAATAGGCGCGCCCGTGGCGGTCAAGCGCCTGGCTGGTCAGTTTCAAGAACCGGCGCGGGTTGGGCATGTAGCCGGTGGTATCGTCCCACGATGCGGACGTGTCAATTTGTTCGTCTCCGCGGTAAAGCGCAAACGGGACTTTAGTCACGCTGTCCGATATGATCTGGATACCCCGGTAAAGCGTGGGGATTGTGCGGTAAAGCTGGGGGGCGCGGTCGAACGGGCTATTGCTGTAATAGGTCCAGGCGTCCGTCTCCTCGTCCCACAGGATAGACGCCTTGATCCCGTCACCGCCTACGATATGCCACCCTGTACTTTTTCTAGCCATGCTTCACCGCCTTTACGCCATGTACCATTGCCCGCCCTCAACCTGCTGGACGACATAGCGCAACGCGTCCAGCCAGTGGAAAGTCTCTTTGTCTTTGATCTTCTCGGTTGGCTGCCCGAAATCGTCAATCTCCCGGCTATACGTGCCCAACTGGTCAAGCACCCCGCGCTGGTCGCGGAAGACGTAAAGACGACTCTCGGAGAACAGGCGATACACCCGGTCAATTCCGGCTTCCACGTCCACCACAACCGGCTCCCTGACCGGGACGCCGTTCTGCTGCCAGTCTAGCCGCTGCTGTTCCTCAGACTTAGCCCCCAGCGCCCAGGATACCACGTTACGGGTCTTCGCCCGTTCCAGGGCTTTGGCGGCGTGCTGGACGGTGGACATGCCGCCCTCAAGACTGCTATCCGCCAGATAATACACGTTACGCGCCGGGTCTTTTACCAGCCAGACCGCCGCCGTATTGACCGCGCCGGGATCGATGCCAACGTACCAGGGCCAGCCGGCAGGGATTGCGAACGGATCAACGATGTGGTTGTCTGTGAAGCAATCGTAAATCAGGCCAGCGGGCCGGGTGAAGTTGCCGTTATAAAACATCTCGAATTTCCAGGCCGGCAGCGTGGCCTTCGCCCGGTCATACTCCGCCATAGGGAATTGCGGGTTCATCGTGGACGAGAACTGGATAACGTTGTAATCCGGGTCGCTCGCCCGCCAGCGGTCATACACGTCCAACTTCAGCCAGCCCAGGTTATAGGGCGTGGTCGTGCCCAACACCCGCCCCTGATTGAGCGCAAGGCGGCGTTGGACCGCCTCCCAGCTCTCTAGCCTGAACCCATCCTGCCCGCACTCGTCCAGCCATGCGGCTTTGGCCGTTGCGCTTTCGAGGCCCTCGGGCGCGTTGGCCGATCTCAGGATGATCCTGCTCTTGTCTGACTTGCGATAAAACAACCTGTCGGACGGCTGCCACTTCCAGCCGGGGAGCAGCTCAGCAAATACCCGGCGCATCTCGGGCAACATCTTGAGTTTGAACAGGTCGTATGTCGCCGTAACCGCCAGGTAGTCGCCCGCTCCGCATTTATCAATTTCCCTGGCAAGCCACCACGGGCCGAACGAGGTCTTACCGCTTTGCGTGCCAGCGACAACGAACGTAAACCGCCGGGCACTGCGATAGGCGCGGCTTTGCCCGGCGTGGGGGTGGAGTGTAACCTTTTTGCCGCTTACTTCTACCAGATCATGTTTCATCGTCTTGGGTTGCCTCGTGGACGATCTCTACAAATTCTACCGTGCCCTGGTGATTGATATTCAGGTTGTCAACGTCCAGACCAAGCAGCTTGCAAATCCGGTCAAATGCCTTTTGGTCGCCCTTGTCGGCGCGTTGGGCCTGCCGCTCCAGCATGAGGCGAAATCGTTCCAGGGGCACAACGTCTAGGATCGTCTCGCGGTATTCCTGCTCGGTAGCGCGTGGAGCGCGCCCGGCTGGGTTCCCGCTAACTCCCTTGACAAATCGCCCTTTTGTGTCTCTGACCATAATTCCCTGCTAAAATTCCTGCTATCAGGATATGCCCTCGGCCCGGATTGCCGATTGCAACGCGCTCTTGACCTGCTTGAGCACCTCGATATTGGCACGCAACTCTGCCGCCTTCCCGCTGATCTGGGCAAACTCCAATCGCAAGTCTAGCAACTCTTGTATCACCCGCTCTAAGAGTTCAACCTTGCCCGCGTAATCCAGGGCCAGCAGGTCGGCCTGGTTTAGGCGGCTTTGGTTTAGCTTGCGGCTGTTCTCGTTTGACATATCGCCTTCGCCTGTGCTTCTCCGCGTCGCTCATGGGCCAGCGTTGGCAATCGTTATAGCGTGCGTTGCCACCGCCCACAAGAACCCAAGCGCCCCCAGGATCACCGGGAGCGCAATCGCCCAAACCATCTTATTTATCGCGTCAATCCGGGCATGAGCGCGGTCGGCCTTCTCGTCAACCCGTTTGATCTGGGCCTCTAATTCCGAGTGCCCCTTCGTGTAAGTCACCATGAAATCGCCATATTTCTCGCTCATGGTGTCAAGTTTGCAATCCAATTCCGTGAGCTGCTTGCTCAGGATGTCCAGCCTGGCTAATATGACCGGCTCGGATGTGGCGTGTTGCGATGCGGCTGTCGGCGTCATGTGATCCCCCTGGAGGGTAGCCCGGCTAACGCCCAATCCGCTTGGTGATGCTGTAGGTGGACTGGTTCGCAATCACGGCGAAAATAAACGCCTTGACTAACCCGATTGCGCCAGCCTGGTCACAGGTCACAGGCAAGCCCAAATCGGCAGCGAACCCGGCGCAAGCAAGCCCGAAGACGGCGGCAGATACCACGGCCAAAGAGCCCAACATGACCAGGGAGCGGGCCTGTGGGGTCTGACTGTCGTACCAAGTTTTGAGACCGGGGATGTAAGAGAATGCGAGAGAGAGAACGATACCAGCGATTGCGGCGATTGATTCGGCTGTCATGTGCGGTTGCCTCCTGATATAACAAAAGCTGGAGGCGGAACTCCGCCCCCAGTGAACGCCGATATGGTGCGGCCTATGCTAGAGTATAGCATAGGCGTGTGCAAAAGTCAATTATCGGATTAATCAAGTGGACCAGCCCGGAATCGAACCGGGGTTACCGGCGGCTGTGTGGGGCAGCCGCCAGCCGTTTACCTGCCTGGCCCGTGGTGCTATCCCTGCCCGTCCTCTCTCTCTGGCTCCGGCCCAACCCAAATCTCACGCCCAGGGAACAGCCGCCCCACCTGCTGCGGCTCCAGGCCATAGCGAGATACGAACACGGCGCGGGCTTTGTCCTCGGGGGTGTCGCTGCTGAACACCAAGTACTTGGTTGGCGATAGGGTGATAAGTTCGGTGGTCATAGGTGCATTTCTCCTTGCCTTGCCATGTGTTCAATCATCGCCAGCGCCGCGGCAAGTTCGGCGTAACTATTGTCAGCCATTTCATACTCTCCCTGAATATCAGGGTCAAACGAATTGCCAATAGTGGCGTTTTGCGCAGCAATTAATCTTTTGTGGGCTTCGACTAACAAGGCCGACAATCCAAGTTGCGCCATCTCCAGGGCGCGGCGTCTGGTTATCTTTGCGGCCATAGCCCTACCCCCTGGAAGTCAACAAATAGCAGGATCAACATGATTGCGATTAGGATTAGTTTACTGTTCACTGTTCACCTTTCGGACTGTTCTGAGACTGTTTTTTAGGCGTCATCGGGGTTCGGTGGGGAGGTCGGCGCGCTCCAACTGCCTATACACCCACACCAGGCTATTGTCATCACGCACTGCCGTGGCCCGCCCCTGTGATTTGACAATCAACCCCAGCGCCGCGAGGTCATCCGTCGCCTGCATCCATCGCTCGGCAGTGATAGTAAAGCCGTGCTCCTGCCAGCGGTCCCAACGTGGGAGCACGGTGCTCTCCCATCCCACAATCGCCGCCGCCTCAATCACAAACGATTGCAGACTGGTAGGCGGTCTGCGCTGGCTCCGATCCAACTTCGGCGCAGGCTCCGCCGGGGTAACCTCGGGCACGGCCTGCCATGTCGTGCTATGAATTACGCCTTGCCCGGCTCCACCTGGCAGAAGCTCCAGCACTTGCCCGCCGCCCAGGTCCACCAGCAGCATCCGGCGCGCTTCGGCTTCTTTTGCCGCGGCTTTTGCCGCCTGGATGCGATAACCCACGGCGCGGAGTTGCCAGGCGAACAGGATCAGGATACCGGTGATTGCCACCATGAGAACAACTCCAACGTACCAGGCGGTTTGCCCCCGGTTGACCGCACTCTCATATTCCGCCGCCTCCCGCGTTGCCAGAACGGAGACATCCGGGGTGTAAACCGGCTCCGCCGTGCACGCGGTTAGCATGACAATCAGCAGGGATAGTAAAACCGCCCTTGTTAGCGTTGTCATCGCGGCTGCTCCTACTCTTTGGGCGGTTGACCGCCGCTCAGGCCGGCGAAGATTGCGAGAAACGCAACCACCACCATCCCGAAGACGCCAGCAACCAACAAGCCTGCATATTCTGACATTCGTCTCTCCTGTCTCATAGCATACCCTAGTACCAATATTTCCTCAACCAGGGCAGGAACACACATATAAGTGTGATTAGTTTTTTCATGGCTCGCTCCTCTCTACAAACATAGGTAGTCCTTCCAGGCTGGTCGCCTTCTCGTTGCCGTTGCCGCCCTTCCAGGCGTCCAGCGCTGCCAGCCCGAGGCGCTCGCGGGATTGCTTCAGGTATTCGCCGGATAACTCCAGGCCGATGTAGTGCCGCCCTAACTCGCGGGCAACGAGGCCGGTTGTCGCCGCGCCGCTGAACGGGTCGAGCACGATGCAGGGCACAATCGGCGGGCATCGTCCAGAAATGGCATCATTGAAGGAGTAATGCTTACAAGTTGGTTCCCATCGTTCATCTTTCTTATGGGGTGGGGTCCAAAACCAGCCGCTTTGCTGTGGCGGCCTTCCGTTATGCGATTGCCTTCCAATGCGCTCGTCAACCGGCGTACTATGCGATTCTGTCTCAACTACCCGCCGCCAGGGCGCGCCACATTGGCCACAAGCCCCGCGCTCGGACGTGCCCGCCTTGACGCAGCGGCGGGGGAGTTCGGGGGGAAAAGTGGCATAGTGGGCCCCGGCGTAATTTTGCGTGGCTATCGTCCAGGCGTCGCGGAGGTTGCGACCGGCGGGGTTTGGCAAA